TATCAAGCGTGAAATAGATTGTTTCTGTGTCAGTGACAACCTCACCAGTGCCAGTGCCCGTCTCTTCATCTATCATGTACCGTACGGCAAATTTAGGACGCTCTGCAACAGAGTTGTCATGCACGATCAGTATATTCATTGGGCTGTTGTATGTAACTCTAGTGTTGGCATCTTCATCTTGATACACATACCAGAACGCATGCCCAAAGATGTCAACCAGCTTGGAAAGTTCGCTCTCGCTATCTTCCATATCATTGTATTTTCTAAAATCGTTGACATAGTCACTAATCACTTGATCGTCATGCGATACAGTGGCTGGAATACCAATGAAATAACCGTTGAACATGTCCACGATATATTTTGCGTAGTTGATAACTAGACGATTGTCAGGTTTCCATGTATCTTTAGCTATAGCATGCAGGATCTTGTGATCTGATAGATATAAGTTTTCGTTTTCTCGATAGGTCGGTACGAGTTTGCCCAAATGCAAGCGAATTGCCTCTGTTACGATCTGTGCAGTCACCTCAGTATTTACTGGTACAGTCAGCAGTCGCTTGTTGTTTATTCTGACTTTGGTCAATTAAAAGCCCCCTTTAAATGTTTTGATTTTTGATTTAGTGATCTTGTCTTGGATCGCATAACGTATCGCATCCAAACAGTGGTTGTAGCTATCGACAGGCTCATTGATGTACTCATTTGTAGCCTTGTCTTTCTTCCATGTGTAGTTCTCTAACTCTTCGATAGTCTTCACACATCTTTCATCTACAATCCACTCATACTGTAAGAGATACTGGATTCCTTGCATGACTGATCCAGCACCCTTCTTGACATCGATGACTCGACTGATACCAAGGTTGCGAAGCTCTTGGTTCGATTTCTTTTCCGCTGAATCAGCTCGAATTTGCTCCTTCGCATACCCAAGGGCGGTAATACTCTCTGCGATCTTGTCATTTGTCAGTCCTTTTTTTACATATTCCTCGACAACGTACAGCTTTTTACGGTCGTCATCAATTTTGACGTGCATAAATGCGCTTGGGTGGTTAATAAACCCATAGTCAAGGCCAAAATAAGATGTGATATGCCTTAATTCGTCTTTGTTTAGCAGCGCTTTTGTGTATTTTGGGAAAACCAGCTTGTCAAGTGTCGCAAATTCGCCCAGAGCGTAAATTTTGTAGTACGCTTCATTGCGATTTGCCAATTCCTCGATGTTTTCCCTTGTAAGAGCGTCCAAAAAGCGATTATCTTTGTATGTCGTCTGATATACGACTGTGTTTTTTGGCTTTTTGACAAAAAACGCATTATAAACCCAGTTTGCTTTGGAAACAGGGTTAAACATTAAGTATATTTGCTTTTGCTTATGCGCTTTATCCCGTAGACGAAGCGTGAGCTGTGTGTAGTCGTCAAGAGTAAACTCTGACGCTTCTTCCATGACCACATCAGAGATGCCCTTGATGGATTTTATCTTCTCTGGGTTATCCATACCCTTGAAGATAAACTCTGCTCCATTTGGCAGCTCTATACGAAATGCAGACATGTTGATTTTACACATGTTCAGAATGCCAAAGTATGACAACGTTGCTTGCACATCTGCAAAGACTGAGTCACGAACAGTAGCACCGACTTTCCGAAGCACAAGAATCTTGCGTGGTTTCTTCCAGTCTCTCAGTGCCTTAATGACAATCTTTTGAAAAACACCGTGGCTCTTACCAGACGAAGCCCCACCATAATGCACCTCTGTGAATGTGTCGTAGTCAAACAGATGATCGTAAATGTGTCTATTGAATACTTTTGATGGGTTGATGTTAAGTTTGATCGTCATCCCAACCACCTACATCAATCACAACCGTCTGTGTGGTGTCTGTTTCAACTTTCTCTGTCCACATCCTGAATCGCTTGCCAAGGAGTTCTGCAGCCTTGATTCTGTCTTTAGCGCTCACATCGATATCTACGATCTCTTGACCAAGTTCACCAATTCCGATGAGTGTTTTTTCTTGTTCCTCTCCACGCATGACAGAAGTTAGGTATTGCAACACTTCATCTTGCGTTGCGATCTTCTCAGATCCAAGGAGCTTCAAACGCTCGTCTATATATGCTTTTATGCCGACATTGGCCAAGAGTTTATGTGATTGACTACGAGAATAAGTTTTAGAGTAACCAGCCTTTAATGCTGATTTCTCAATGTTTCCGCTGATGATGTACTCATCTGCAAAACGTTGCTGTTTTAGTGACAATTTATTGATTTTCCATCACCCCTTTCGTGAAGAGGTCCTGTTTTATGTGGTTGGAGCAGTTAAATATCCAGAAGCAGAGTTTCTGTAGCTCTGTATTGTAATTCTATTTGTGCTGGCTATGCGGCTTTAAGTTGGAATTTTACATTCCTGAAGTGACAGCTGCTAAAAGAATATGATTTTGTGCGGGGAAAGGATTCATATTGTGGCGCATTGCTAGGGCGGTTTACGTTTTTCAATCGTTCGGAGCCGCGATTCTATAGGACTCCAGCCACGAGGCTGCGCTCCTGCGTGTGTGCAGGCTGCGGCAGGTCGTTTGTAGGGAGTGGAATCCCTCTATGCGCGGCGTGCCAGAATTCGCTTCCATACACCCATTTCTGGAAATTTGACTGTGAAGTAGCATTGCATAACCTCTCTTCGGTTGTGCACCTTGAACATATTTTTTCCCTTTGTTTCGACGCGAGAGGTTCCTTAGTGCCAAGGCTCATCCATTCGTTTAAATATGGAGGGCAGTGGCGTTTAGCGCTCGCTTTGGGGGACATGCTGGGGCAGTATATGATTGAGAGTCCGCAGGCACAAGACCTTGAGGTTATCATTCCTGTCCCCTTGCATTGGAGGAAAAAGATGATTCGTGGATATAATCAGTCGGAATTTATTGCAAAAGGGATAGCTAGGCAGATGGGACTACCAGTGTGGGATGTACTTTGCCGCCATCGTTTTACAAAGACGCAAACTTTGGTGGGCTCGCACTACGATCGACAGTTTAATGTTAAGGACGCAATTAGGCTTCGGCGAGGGGTGATTCTGCCTAACGAATTGCATGCGCTGCTTGTGGATGATATGGTAACTACCGGGGCAACGCTGATGGCGTGCATCGACGCGCTACGAGCAGTTCCCGATCTGCATCCCAGCGTGGCGAGTATTGGTATCGCGCGATCTCTTATTACTGGCGACCGTTACGTTGACCTTCCAGTTTCTGACGATGAGATGTAGTGATACCTGCTATGCTGCGTGTTGGATGAGTCTCTGTGTGTACATCGTCATAAGTAATGGAGAAGTTAGCTTACCCTAATGGGAGCGGATAGGGCAAGTTGGGATAGGGATCATTTTAATTTCATTAGTGATGAAAGACGTAGACGACATTCTCAATCATATTGTGC